CGTCGACGGGTGTACGTGGGCGAACGCGCGGCACACGCTCTGTACGGCGTGCGTCAACGTCGACCGTGATGCGCGCACCGCGCACGGGCGGCAACGTATCGCCGAGCGGTACGTGATAGCAGGCGATCACTAACATGCGCGCGTGTGCACGGTGCGGCGCGTTGTTCGAGGGTAAACGGTGTGCACGGTGTCGACGTCTCGATGATAAGGCCCGAGGAACCGCATCCGCCCGTGGGTACGATCGCCAGTGGGCCGACTACGCGCGCGCGTGGTTGCGGGCGTACCCGTGGTGCGGGCAACGGCACAATGGTGTGTTCTACACCGAGCACAGTCAGTGCGTACAACAGAACGAACGCACCCGCGCCGAGGTCGTCGATCACATCGTCGCGATCAGGGATGGCGGCGCGCGGATGGATCCCCGCAACCATCAATCGCTCTGCACTCGGTGCAACACACTGAAAGCGCAAACGCCGCGAGGCCGACCGCGACCATGAGGCCGATCGAAACGCGATCGCGCGTGCGGCAACCGCCGACAGGGGGGGATCGAAATCCCTGTAAGTGATGCGCCCGAAACCGCCCGGGAGCCTTCCGATCGCTTCCGCATGTTGTGCAATGGGGGTTCTGACCGAAACGAGGGGGGTCGACCGGCGGGGCCGTAGGACGCGACCGGGCGCGGGGGTGCTGAGGGTCGCGTCGAGGCCGCCGGGCTCGCTGGCGGCCCGCTGAGCGCAAAATTCGGGCAATCTAGCGAGTTGACGCACCCGCACAAGTTGCCGGGCAGCGTCAAAATGGTGACACGATGCCGGGACCGAGGCCGAAACCGACCGCGCAACGCATCCGCGAGGGCAACCCGTCGCACCGCCCGCTCAATCACGAGGAGCCGCACCCGCCGCCGCCGACCGCTGAGTTCGACGCGGCGCCGCTAGAACTCGCCGACCATCCCGACGCGATCGCCGAATGGTCGCGCCTCGCGCCGATGTTGCGACAGGCCGGGCAAGTCACGCTCGCCGACCGGGCAACTTTGGTTGCCTGTTGCCTCGAATGGGATAGGTATTTAGTCGCGTTGCGCGAGGTGCACGCGCGCGGGCTCCTCACGACGTCGCCGAACGGCTACCAGACGACGAACCCGTATCTCGTGATCGCGCGACAGGCGCTCGCGGCGTGCTCGCGGTTGTGGCCTGAGTTGGGCCTCACGCCGAGTAGTCGCACGCGCCTGAAAATGGCGCCGCTCGCGCCCGGCGCGGATCCGTTTACCGAGTTCGACGCGGTGTTGCCGTCATGACACGTGCACACGTCGTGCGATCGTTAACGCGCATGTCGGCGAGCGCGCGCCGCCGTGCGGAAGTCAACCGCACCCGGGCGTATGAGTTGTTTCGGATGGCGTCCACCGACGGTGCCGGGCACCCGCCGTCGTTACTCGCGGCGTCGGCGCGGTGCACGTCGCGCGCGAATCTCGCGTGCGAGGATGCCGACGTATTCGACCACGCGTTGCGCTTACTGCAACGGTCGCCGTCGTGACGCGCACGGGCCGCTTGTGCGTCGACTCGTGGGCGGGCCGTAGTGAAACGGTCGTCGAGGTGCTCGAAGAAACGCGGGACCGCTATCGCATCCGCGCGATCGAGGCGACGCGGCTCGCGGGACGCTGGCGCACGCTGCAACCGGGCGAGACGGTGCTCGTACCGAAGTACGCGATCACGAACATCGAGGTCGACGACGACACGTGAACGAGATCGACCGCTACGCGCACAAGGTCGTCGCGGGCAAGATCCCCGCCGGGCGATATCAGCGGCTCGCGTGTGAGCGGCACGTGCGCGATCGGATGCGCGAGGCGACACGCGCGTTCCCGTATCGGTTCGAGGTCGCGCGCGCCGAGCGGTTCTTTCGGTTCGCCGAACAGTTGCGACACTATAAGGGCGAGTGGGCCGGGCGGCGCATTGCGCTCGAAGCGCATCAGCGCTTCCGCCTCGGCTCGCTGTTCGCGTGGGTGCACGTCGAGACGGGATTACGACGCATCCGCACCGCGTATTTTGAACTCCCGCGCAAGAACGGGAAATCCCTCGAAGCGGCGATCGTCGCGCTCTATGCCACGTTCTTCGACGGCGAGCCCGGCGCGGAAGGGTACACGGTCGCGACGAAACGCGCGCAAGCGAAACTCGTGTTCGCCGACTGCAAGCGGCTCGTGCAATCGAGCGGGTTGCGCTCGCGGATCGCGGTGCTCAACTCGAACCTGAATTACGACCGCATCGCCTCGAAGCTCGAACCGCTTGGCGCCGACAGCGACTCGACCGACGGCCTCAACCCGCAGATCGTTGTCATCGACGAGGCGCACGCGATGAAAACGCGCGGGATGATCGACGTGATGGAAACGGCGACGGGCGCGCGGCGGCAACCGATCATCCTGTGGATCACGACGGCGGGCTCGGATCCGGTCACGCCGTGCGGCGACGAACATCACTACGCCTGCCAAATTCTCGATCGCGTGCTCGTCGACGAGACAACGTTCGCGTTCATCACGCACGCCGACGAGGACGACGACCCGTACGACGAGCGCACGTGGAAAAAGGCGAACCCGAATTACGGTGTCAGTGTCAAGGCCGACGACATGCGCGCGCTCGCGCGGAAAGCCGAGGCGATGCCGCTCGCGGCGGCGGCGTTCAAGCAAAAGCGGCTCAACCTATGGGTGAACGCGATCGCGCCGTGGTTGTCGCTCGACGGATGGCGGCGCGGGCAATCGCAGTGGAGCGCCGACGAGATGCGCGGCGAGCCGTGTTGGATCGGGATCGACCTGTCGAGCAAAATCGACTTGACCGCGCTCGCGTGCGTGTTTCCGCCGCTCGGCGATCGGCGACGCTGGCGCGTGCTCGCGTGGTGTCTCACGCCCGACGACACGCTCGACGAGCGCGCGCACCGCGACCGCGCGCCCTATCGGTACTGGGTCGAGCGCGGATGGTTGTCGACGAACCCGGGCAACCGCATCGATCAGGATGTGATCCGCGAGATGGTGCGCCGCGCGGCGACGCTGTTCGAGGTGCAGGCGATCGGGATCGATCCGTGGAACGCGGGCAACCTCGTGAAGAACCTCGGCGAGGACGGGCACCGCGTCGTCGAGATTCCGCAAACGCTCGCGCACATGAGCGCGCCCGCGAAAGAGTTCGAGGCCGACGTACTCGACGCGCTCGTCGACGGCGGCGGAAACGATCTGCTCACGTGGGCGATCACGAACGTGCGCGTTCAGGCGGATAACAAGGACAACATTTACCCGACGAAGAAACGATCGCGCGGGCGAATCGACCCCGTGATCGCTGCGCTCATGGCGCGCAAGCTCGCCGCGCTCGACACGGCGGCGCCGACCGCCGACGACCCCGACCTCATCGTCGCGTGAGTGAGCGGTGTTGTAGGCGTGGCATGGACGCCTCGTTTACGACGTTCCGCCGACGTGGGAACACACGCCGTCTCACCCGACATGCCGCGAGACGCCTCACCGCTCGGCGACTAGTCTAGCGCGACAATCCTCGAAATGCTTAATCAAACTATAGAGTTTGACAACTGTATAGTTCTCGTGTATGATCGTCTCATGATGAACAACACGAACCGCACGCCCGCCCCCAAGGTCGGCGACGCGCTCACGAGCAACGGCAAAACGTTCACCGTCGTGAAGGTCTACCCGTTCGGCACGGCCGACGTCGTCGACGACGCCAAGGGCAAGTACTACCGCGTCACGGGCGGCCCGTGGATCAAGGCGAAGTAACCGCAGTCAAGGAAAGGTAACGCAATGGCACAGCAGCACGAGGACCGCGAGCAACGCTCGGCGGTGCTCCCGACCGACCCGTTCGACATCCTCCTCAGTAAATTGATCGGGCTCCCGAACGGCGCGCACACGAGCGCCGCGACGATTCAGTCGATCGACGACTACGGCAACAGCACGAAACACATCGTCCAAACCGTCAAGACCGAAGAGGGCGAGTACGTGTTCGTCGAACAGGCGAGCGCCCGCGAGGGCTATCGTCGGTTCATCCTCCCGCCGCGCGTCCTCGCGGCGATCGACCGGCAACGCGCCTCGACGACGACGCAGGTGCGCCGCCGCCACGGTCGACGCCTCGCCGAGGAGCGCGGGCACGTGAACCCGTTTACACCCGAGATGCGCCGCAAGGCGCTCGAAACGCGTCGACGTAAGGCCGCCGCGCGGCGCAAGAGAGGCGGCAAGTGATGGCAACCGCAAAAGGCGTGATCATGTTCTCGGTCAACGGCGACGGCGAGCCCACGACCTACTACGCGAACCACGACGACGCCCTCGACGCCGCGCGCGAGCGCAGCGAGGCCGATCCCGAGTCGCCGATCGTTGTCGAGCGGTGCGTTACCGAGCCCGTCACGAAAGGGTTGATCATCCGCCTCGCGAATAGCGCGGGGCGGTTCGTCGTCGAGACGCGGCGCGAGGCGGTATTCGTGGACGGTAAGCGCGTCGCGTTCAAGCGGCCGTGCGATATCGTCGCGGGGAGCGATTGCGCGTGGTACTGCAAGACGCACGCGTGCCGTATGGGGGGAAACGTCAACATGCCGCCGCGCACGTGCCCGGCGGGCGACGACGATCACTCGCCAGATTTCAACGATAAATTGTGAACGCGGCGCCCGCCGACACGCGGGCGACAACCGGCGGTCGCGCCGTCACGCGCACCGCTCGCGGGGGCCGGGGGGGAAACTCCCCGGCCTTTTTCGTTTTCAGTCGTCGCCCTCGTCGTCGTCGTCGCCGTTCTTGAGGCGTCGCCGAATCAACTCGGGCACGTTCACGCGCGCGTCGCGGGCACGCTGTTCGAGGCGGTCGTACTGCGATCCCGTGACGCGCAAATGCACAGACACCGACGGCTCGCCGCGTTGTAAGGGCGGCCGTCCCGGCGGGTTGCGGTCGGCCATGTACGGGAGTGTGCCCGAAACGGTTGTGGTACGCAAACTCGACGTACCCGTACAACTTGCCGCACCATCCCCGATCGTTTGCTGCGATGGCTATGGGCTCGCCCGCCGTGCATGTTGCGGCGCGTGATCGTCAACTTCACCGACGCGCCAAACGAGGCGCTACAGGGCGTCTTATACGAGTGGCGGCGCGGGTGGATCACCATGCGTGACGTCGACGCGCTCACGACCGGACAACCGCCGCAACACGTCGACGGCGAGGTCGTCATCCACGTCGACCGCGTCGCGTACTTTCAGGTGCCCTCGTGATCGTGCAATCGGGCGGCACACTGCAAACCGTCGGCGCGCGGCCGACCTCGGGGTTCGGCGTCGCGTACGCAAACAACCTCGAAACCCGCCCCTACCGCTACCGCGACTTTGCCGCCGAACAGTACGCGGTGATGTACGCGACCGATCCGAACTTGCGCATCCCGATCGATTTTCTCGCGGGCAACGTCGCGCAACTCGGGTTGCACGTCTATCGCCGCGTGAGCGACACCGACCGCGAGCGGCTCACCGATCATCAACTCGCGCGATGGCTCGCGAAACCGAACCCGGGCACGACGACGTACCGCCTCATCGAGGCACTGCTCGGCGATCTCGGCGTCTACAAAAATGCGTACTGGCTCAAGGTGCGGTACGAGGACGACGACGGCACGCCCGCGATCGGCCTCTTACGGTTGCCGCCCGAGCAAATGTGGACGCAAGGCGGATTGCTCCCGACGGCGTATATCTGGCGCTCGTCGACGACAGGGCAAGAAATCTCGATCGCGCCATCCGAGATCGTCGCGTTCGGCGGATACAACCCGCTCGATCCGCTGATGGGCCTCTCGCACATGACGACGCTCGACCGCGTCATTCGCGAGGACGCCGCCGCGAGCGCACACCGCGAGTACTACTGGCGCAACGCCTCGCGACACGAGGGCGTGATCGAGCGACCGAAGGACGCCGCGAAGTGGACGCCGACGCAGAAACAATCGTTCCGCGAACAGTGGCAACAGCGGTTCGCAGGCGCGGCGGGCAGCGGGTTGATCGCCGTCCTCGAAGAGGGGATGCAGTTCAAGCCGATCGCGTTCTCCCCGAAAGATAGCGAGTTCATTCAGGGCGGGAAACTACGGCGCGAGGTGACGGCCGCCGAGTACAACGTGCCGCAACCCTCGGTCGGGATTCTCGATCACGCGACGTTCTCGAACATCCGCGAGCAACACAAACAGTTGTATCAAGACTCGCTCGGGCCGACGCTCGAAATGGTGACGCAGGAAATCGAGCGGCAACTCCTCATCGAATGCACCGATCAAACAAACGTCTACGTCGAGTTCAACATCGCGGCGAAACTGCAAGGCAGTTTCGAGGAGCAAGCGACCGCGATCAATATCCTCGTCGGCCGTCCCATCATGACGCCGAACGAGGCGCGCGCGCGGCTCAACCTCCCGAGCATCAAGGACGATCCGACCGCTGATCAGATTGCCCCGCAGCAAGGCGGCCCGGCGGCGACGCCCGGCAAGCCGCTCGACGAGGTCGACAAGCAACCGCCCGGCGGCACCGACGACGGCTCGAACGAGCCCGCCGACGAAAACGCCGCGCTCGTCGCACTCGCCATCGAGACGACCCGCCGCCGTCAACGCGCGGTCGTCGCCAAGGTCGCGCCGGGCGATCGCTCGGCGTTGTTCTTCGCACAGATCCGCCGCTGGAACACTGAACTCGCCTCGGACCTCGCGCCGCTCGTGGGCCGCGACGAGGCGCGACGCATCGCCGAGTACGCCAACGCCGAGATGTACCTCGCGCTCGATGCCGTCGAGGAGCCCGGCACATGAATACGTACTCACACGCGCACGTGATGGCGATCGCGCTCGATTACCCGTGGAACATCACGCCCCGCATGTTGTCGGTCGTCGCGGGCATCCTCGCGCGGCGCGAGGCGCTCGACGTCGCGCCGACGCCCGCCCTCGAAGCGGAACACCGCGAGGCAATCCAAGCGGCGATCGCGAACCGCAAAAACCTCCCGCAACCGCGCGTCGGCTCGGTCGCGGTGATCCCCGTGCACGGCGTGCTCGCGCCGCGCGGCGATGCGTTTTCCGACGCGTCGGGCATCACGTCGTACGCGCGCCTCTCGCAGCAATTGCGCAAGGCGGTTGCCGACAAGGGCGTGCGAAACGTCGTGCTCGACATCGACTCGCCCGGCGGCTCGGTCGCGGGCAATCAAGAGTTCGCCGCCGAGGTGATGCGCGCGCGCACGCAGAAACCGATCGTCGCCGTCGCGCAGTACCTCGCCGCGTCGGCCGCGTACCAGATTGCGAGCGCGGCAACCGAGATCGTCGCGGCGCCCTCGGCGCAAGTCGGATCGATCGGCACGTACTCGATCCACAACGATCTATCGGCCGCCCTCGAAAAATTCGGCATCAAGCGCACGTACATCTCAGCGGGCACGGGGAAAGTCGACGGGAACGAAACCGGCCCGCTCACCGAGGGCGCGCTCGCCCGCCGCCAGAAATCGGTGAACGAGGCGTACGACGCGTTCGTGAACACCGTCGTACGCGGACGCGGCGAGGGCACGAGCGAGGCGAAGGTGCGCGACACGTGGGGCGCACACGTCTACGGCGCGCGCGAGGCGAAGGATCTCGGGCTCGTCGACAAAATCGCGACGCTCGATCAGACCCTCGAACGTCTGCTCGACGCAGGCGACGCAAGCGATCGCGCGGCACTCGCCGCGTACCGGAACGATGACGACGCGACCGTCGACACCCCGCAGGCACACGTGCGCGTGTGTACCGGGCAGGATCGGCGCCGCGAGATGCTCGGGCGGATGTTGTTCGAGCAACAGTTGTAACGCTGAACCTATCGGGAGCAAGGGATCATGCAGATGATCAACACCGCTGTGCTTGAGGGCGAACTCCTCAAGAAACAGAACGAGGCGCGCTCGCTGTTCGACAAAACGATCAAGGCGTGCGACGCCCACGAGACGAAAGACGCCGACGGCAACGTGACAAAGGGCCGCATGATGACGGCCGACGAAACGGCCGCCGTTCAAAAACTCATGGACGAGGCGAGCGCCATCAAGGCGCGACTGAGCGAGGCCGCGAGCGGGAACCGCCTCGGCGCCGAGATCGAGAAACTGACGGCGGGCATGACGGCGGCCGATCGCGCCGAGACGAAAGCGGCGGCGATCAAGTCGCTCGGGCAACAGTGGGTCGACGGCGAGGGCGGCACGTTCTTCGCGAAGAAACAGCATCACGGGACGCGCAATTGGTCGTCGCCCGCGATGGAACTCACCGAGCCCGACTATCGCCGGATGGCGACGACGCTCACGACGCAGGCGGGATCGGGCGGCGCGCTCATCGTGCCGCAGTACCTCCCCGGGATCCTCCCGCTGTTGTTTCGGCCGTTGAAGGTGCGCGACCTCCTCGGGAGCGGCACGACCGACTCCCCGTTGATCGTGTACATGGTCGAGACGACGTTCACGAACGCGGCGGCGGCCGTCGCGGAAGGGGCGGCGAAACCGGAAAGCGCGATGGTGTTCTCGCAGGTGCAAGAGGCCGTCTCAAAGATCGCGCATTTCATCCCCGTGACCGAGGAAATGCTAGAGGACGTCTCACAGATCCGCGACTACATCGACGCGCGGCTCGTGACCGGGCTCGACCTCACCGAAGAGGATCAACTCCTCAACGGCAACGGCACGGCGCCGAACCTGAAAGGGATCCTCAACCGCACCGGGATCCAGACAACCGCCGTCGGCACGGCGCCCGTCGAGACGACGCCCGACGCGGTGTACCGCGCGATGATGCAGGTGTTCTATAGCGCATGGGTGATGCCGACCGGCATCGTGATGAACCCGACGAATTGGAACCACGTCGCGGTCATGAAAGACACCCTCGGGCGCTATCTCGGATCCGGCCCGTGGTCGCCCGCACAGGCGCCGACGCTGTGGGGGGTGCCGGTTGCCGTGACGCCCGCGATCGTCGCGGGCACCGCGTTGATCGGCGCGTTCGGATCACAGGCGCAGGTGTTCGCGCGCGGCGGCACGCGCATCGAAGCGTCGAACTCGCATCAAGATTTCTTTATTAAGAACTTGGTCGCAATTCGTGCTGAGCGCCGCTTGGCGCTCGCGGTCTATCGCCCGGCAGCGTTCATCACGCTCACGGCGATCCTGTAACGCCTCGTCGACCGTGGGCGCGGCGGTACATGTACCTGCCGCGTCCCACGGCGAAACACATTTTCGCGTTCGTAAATTTTTTTTCGGGAGCGAGGACCGATGGCGACTTACAACGTTGACGGAACGACCGACTACGTGCCGGGCGAATCAAACGATCGCGCGTCGGCCGACGGCGTCGCGGCGGCGGCGGCGAAGAAAGACAACAACCACACGAAAGCGCCCGAGCACACGGCGGCGCCGAAACACAAGGCGTAACCCGTGTACGTGAAGTACGACCCCGGCCCGTGTCCCGTCGACGACGCCCCGCACACGACGTGCGTCGCGCCGCACGGGGCCGGGCGCATCACGGCGGTGCAATTTCCGATGCGCGACGGCGTCGTCGAGCCGCCGCTCGTGGGCGCGGTGTCGACGCCGCCGCCGACCGGGCCGGTCGAGGCCGCGCCGGAACTCCTCGCCGAGCGCCTACAGAAAACCTTGCCCGCCGGGCACGTGACCTCGGCGACGTATCGCGAGAAACGTAAACGGTGATGTGGACGAACCTCACGTATCGCGGATTCGACTACGGCGCGTACACGCAGTGGCAACGGTTGCCGCGCTTGCCGCACGTCGTGTCGATCTGCACCGCGCCGCCAACCGAGGAGCCGATCGATCTCGCGGCGGCGAAGGTGCGCGCGAATTTCACATGGACGAGCCCCGACGAACGCGACGCGCTCGTGACCTCGTTCATTAGCGCGGCGCGCGCGAAAGTCGAGTTCGACACCGGGCTCGCGCTCCTCACGCAGACGCGCGAGGTGTATCTCGACGTCGTCACGTCCGACGTGATCGTGCTCCCCGAGCACTCGCTCCCGTTGCAATCCGTGACCTCGATCGAGGTGACCGACACCGACGGCAACGTGACGACACTCAACCCGGCGACCGATTACCTCGTCGACCTCGTGAGCGCGCGGATCCAAATTCAATCGACGTTCTCGATCCCGAACGCGCGGACGTTTCAGGCGTGGAAGATCACGATCATTGCGGGATGGCCGGATCCGGCGACGCTCACGAAAGACGCGCCCGCCCTTATACAGGCGGTCGGCCTGCTGACGGCGCATTACGCGACGCTCGGGCGCGACCTCGCGACGATTGAACGCGGGACACTCGACGAGATCCCGCACGGCTATTCCGAAATCCTCGCGCCGTACGCGCCGATCGCGGTGATCTGATGGGTGTTCCCCAACAGCAGGGATCGATCCTCGGCTCGCCGATCAGTCTCGCGAGCAAGGCGCACCGCGTCGACATCTCGAACCCGAGCGGCGCCCCCGTCGCCGACAGGGGCGAGTACACGCAGACGTACGCGACGGTCGGATACGAGTACGCGGCGATCGAGCCCGGGGTGCCCGCGCGGCTCGAACGGTTCACACAGGCGGGCAACATCGCGAGCGCGACGCACACGATCACGATGAATTACCGCGACGACGTCACGACGCAAACGCGCTTGCAGTTCAACGGGCGACGGTTCGACGTGCTCGGCTACGCCTCACCGCGCGAGCTAGGCGTCGACCTCGTGCTCGTGTGTCAGGAGATCCGCGCGTGATCACGCTCACGATCGAAGAACTCGCGGCGACGCAAAAGGCGTTCGGGGATCTCCCGCCCGAGATGGTGAAAGAGGCCACGAACATCATTCAGGGCGAGGCGAATTACGCGGCGTACCAACTGAAATCGAAGTACCCGCCCGGCGATCTGCAACAGGGCGTCGAGATCGAGGAACTCAAGAAAGATACCGCGTACGCCGGGTTTCGCATCAAGAACACCGATTACAAGGCGTGGTGGTTCGAGTACGGCACCGCCGAGCGGTGGACAAAAAAACGGTTCGTCGCGTTTCGCGGACAGATGCCGACGCCGCGCCCGCACGGCCCGCTCGTCGACACGCTCCAAAAAGCGCGCGCGCAAATGTGGGTGCTCTTGCGCGACCTGCTCGTGCGCACAGGGTTGAAAGTGACCGGGTGATCACATGACGACACAACTCGACACCGTCCTCGATGAAGCGCGCGAACGCCGCACGCGTCGCGCCTCGGTCGGCGCGCAGTACGTCGCGTCACCCGCATTCGAGTTCTTTCGACGCGGCGGGCATCACTCGCCCGGCACATGGCGGTCGCCCGTCGCCGAGGTGATCGCACCGCCCGAGATGTTCGCGACCGTGATCGACGGCGCGGGGCTCACTCTCGCCGAGGTCGCGCCGCTACGGCCGATCCCATCGCTCCCGGCGACCGTGGGCTCGCTCCCCGCGCAAGGGCGCACGACGGCGAACGCGATCCAATACCCGTACGACAACGCACCGCCGATCACCGGCAAAGGCGCGGTTGTCGCACCCGGCGCGGCGAAACCCGCGCTCGCGAACGCGTTTCAGTTGTGGACACAACCCGTGACGAAAGTGGCGGGCACGGTCAACGCGAGCGAGGAGCAATTCGACGACGTGCCGGGCATCGCCGCGTACATCGATGCGCGGCTCACGCGCGCCGTGAACCTCGCGGTTGATACCGATCTCCTCGCGACAATCGCCGCGCTTCCCGGCCTCACGCCGACCTATGCGGCGACCGGCGGCTCGAACGCCGCCGCGCTCCTCAGACAAGCGATGGTGATTTTTGCGGCGAGTGGGTATCTCCCCGATGCGATCGTGATTCACCCTAATGCCCTCTGGGGCACGCTCGTGATCGCCGGGCAGGAACTCCAAGGCGCGGATCTGTTCGAGCAAGGCGCGCTCGCCTCGGCGCCCGGCCTGTACCTCTACGGAATGTTGATCGTGCCGTCGATCGCACAGGCGCCCGCGACCGCGACCCTCGGCGCATTCCGCGCGGCGAGTCAAATCTACTGGCGCGACGAGTTCGCCGTCGAGGCGTCGAACAGTCACGTCGACAACTTCACGAAAAACATGATCACGCTACGCGGCGAGCGGCGGTACGCGTTCGCGGCGTACGCGCAAAACGCGTTCAGTACGGTGACCGGGCTCGCGGTGTTGACGTAAATGCAAAACGCGATCGACAGCGCGCAGATCGAGGATGCACTCCTCGCGGTGTTGCTGAACGACACCGTCTTGCAATCGATCTGCCCCGACGGCGTGTGGTGGGATGTTGCGGGCGAGGCGGGCGGCAAACCCGCGCGGCGCTACGTCGTCGTCGCGCTCCTCACGCACGCCGACGAGCCCGTATTCGGCGGGCGCGGCGCCGAGGATTACACCTTTCTCGTCAAGGCCGTGATGCTCAACGCGTCGAGCGTCGATAGTCGCGCGGCGGCGCAACGGTTCGACGAACTCCTCGACGACGAAGTACTCACGCTCCCCGATTACGTGTTCGGGGCGATGTTTCGCGAACAACGGATCCGCTATGTGGAAACGGACGCCGAGAACCCGGCGATCCGCTGGCTCCATCGCGGCGGGCACTACCGCGTACAGGTCGGCATTCCGACCTGAACCACGCACAGGGGCAACAACCACAGGGGTTAGTACGAGGGGGTTAACACAATGGCGATTCTCACAGGGCGGTACGGCGAGGTGTTGTACGACCCGGCAGCGACAACGCCGGTCGCGATCATCTCGCTCAATGCGTGGAAGGCCAGTTTTAAGACGGCGAAAGAGGACGTCACGTGTTTCGGTGACACGAACAAAGTGTACGTGCCCGGCATGAAAGACGTCAGCGGGACCGTCGCGGGGTTCTGGAACTCGGCTACGGGCGCGAGCAAAATCCTGTTCGATGCGGCGGACGCGACCTCGCCGGGCCTGTTGAAACTCGTACCCAATGGGAGCACGGGCGAACAGGCGCATTTTTGGTCGGGGCTCGCGTATCTCGACGCCGACATCGATTGCACGCTCGCGGCGCCGAAAGTCTCGGGCGAGTTCATGGCCGCCGGGCCGTGGACGATGGCGCCGTAACACCACACACGGTGCCCCGTGTTCCGCGAACTCGCGATCCGGGGTGATCGCGGCGCGTTACTGTGGACGAAGTACGCCAGCAGCGACGCGGCGACGCTCACCTCGTGGGCGATCAAACGCGACCTCGATCCCAAGCGCGGGCCGTGGGTGTTGACCGCCTCGGCGCGCTTTATCAATCGCATTTTGTGCGGGCGTCGCCCGCTCTATTTCACGGCGCCGCGCCTCGGCGGCGGGCGGTGGATGTGGCCGGTCCTCGATGTGACCGTCGACGTCGCCGCGCGTCGCATCAACGCGCGCCTCGGATTACCGGAACAGTGACCTATGGCGAACAACCGATTCGTACGCCCCGAGTTCGTAACATTGCCGCTCTCAGGCAGCGACACGATCACGATCCGTAAGGCGCTCAACTACGGCGAGCAATCCGAGTTATACGAGCGCGCGCGCATCCCCGACACGATGCCGATGCGCTTGGACTCGATGAAACTCCCGCTCGCGATGATCGCCGCGTATCTCGTCGATTGGACGTTCACCGACGCCGACGACGCGCGCCTCGACATACGCGGGCTCGCCGCCGACGAACTCATCGCCATGATCAAGTTGCTGCACCCGAGCACGTTCAATGAAGTGGCGAACGCGATCAGCGCGCACATCGCGACCGAGGCCGCGCTCGAAAAAAAAATCCTGAATGGCGAGAACGTGTCGTGAGTGACCTCGCGATCTGTAAGCACATGGGATGGTCGTACGACGACGTGCGCGCGTTGCCCGCTGATGTGTACACGGTGCTGATCGAGGAACTCGCGAAACTGAGTGAATGAGACATGGCACTAAGCGGCAAGCTCGAAGCGGATTTTAGCGAGTTCTACGACGCATGTGCGCGCGCCGTCACGTCGCTTGCGAGTCTCGGCGAGGCCGCCGGGGAGTCGGCGAAGAACCTCGCCGAGGCCGATAAGGGCGTCGAGGGGCTCGGCGCGAGTCTCGCGAAACTCGCGAGCGGCGTCGCGAGCGGCGAACTCCTGAAAGACGCATTCGAGAAAGTACTCGACGTCACGAAAGAACTGCTCACCGCGATCCCCGATCTCGTTACCCACACGATCGATCTCGGGAACAACCTGTACGAGATGTCGCTCAAAACAGGCGCGAGCGTCGAGAACCTCTCGGCGTTGCGCTACGTCGCGAGTCAAGTCGGGATGGATTTCAACTCGTTCGGCACCATCCTCCCGAAGATGGAACAGAACCTCGGCGCGACGGGGAACGCGGCCGACAAACTGCAAGGGCACCTCGACGCGTTGCACCTGAACCTCACGACCCTGAAAAACGAGAAACCCGATCAGGCGTTCATCGACATCATGAGCGGCCTCGAACAGATCCCGAGCCGCGCCGATCAGGCGGCGATCGGCGTCGCCGTGTTCGGGCGCGGGTTCAAGGAAATGGCGGGCCTCACGCAAGAGAGCATCCAAACGATGATGCAAGAGGCGCACAACCTCGGGCTCGTGATGTCAACCGAAACCGCCGCCGCCGCGCACGCCGCCGAGGTCGGATTCAAGAGTTTGCAAATGCAACTCGAAAGCGTCGGCACGCACATCGCCGCCGCGTTTCTCCCCGCGCTCGTCGGCCTCGAACAGAACCTCGGGACGATGCTCAAGGGCGCGATCGACTCGACGAACGCGAGCCTCGACAAGATGGGCGGCTCGGGCGGATTTCTCCAGACGGTCGCCGCCGCGATGGGTACGGGCGACAAGGCGATCGCCGCGCAAAATCAACTCTATGAGTATCTGAAAAACGCGATCATCGACGTCGTTCGCTATGGGATCGAACCGCTAATCACCGGGTTCTCGCTGTTGATGCAGACGTGGGATGAGGCGCTCATCCTCGGTAAGGCGATCGTGCTCGGCTATCAGGGCATCACGTACGCGATCGAGGGCGTGCTCTATTACACGAACAAGCTCGCGCAGTACACCGATCCGTTTAACGCCGCCGCGTACAAGAAAGACGCCGAGACGGTCGGCACGGCGATGAACGAACTGTACGACAAGATGGCGAAGGGCGACGCCGAGATCGAGCAACTCAAGAAAAATCAGACAGATTGGGCGGCGACCGGGACCGCCACAAACAAACAGATCGAATCCTCGCTCACCGCGCTCGCGGCCACGCACTCGCACGCCGCCGAAACGATCGAGGACTACGCCGAGCGCAGCAAAAAAGCCTACGGCGGTGTGAGCACCGTCGCGACCGACACGGGCGAGAAACTGAAAGGGTTCGCGAAAACGCTCGCCGATCTCACCCTAAAGATCGACGAGGCGAACAACCACAATCTCTCGTACGCCGAGAAACTCGAACTCTTCGGATCGGCGGCGGCGAAAGCGGCGCTCGAAGCGAAAGCCCTCGGGATCGCCGTCAGCGACGGCGTGCAAGACATGGCCGACGCGTTCAATCAGGCGGCCATCGATAAGATTTTCGCGAAGTGGGACAGCGAGACAAAAAAGATCATCGACAAATTCGTCGACAACTGGCAGAAGGGGC